AAGCAGTGGTATCAACGCAGAGTACTTGGCCTGATCGCAGGTGTTAAACCACCTTAAAATCTTAGTCTGGGGGTCCACATTGTGGCCCGCCAGATGGGGAAGACACCCATATATACTATATCACTATAGTATACTTCCCAACCTCTACACCTTTACACCACACAAGACACATAGCACGGAACCATATACATGTCACCAACCCTCAAACCCAAGATCCCTAACCATCAGACGATGGCTTGGGAAGCTCTTTCAGTAAGAAAGAATTCTTGGCAAGGGTATAAAGCTTCACATATACCTTCCGCTGTCGGGCGACTAACCTAGCCAATGTCTCCCACAGCTTAAGTTCTTCATACATAAACTGCGGATCCACCGGTTTCGGTCTCTCGAATAGATCACGGACGGGACGGAGAGCCTCAAGCTCTTCCAACGTCTTACGCCAGTGATCGTACTCGTCCGCCAGGCTGCCTTCAAATGGGGCAAGAAGCCCTACTTCAATTTCCCGCAACCTTTCGACAACCTTACGGAGAACCGCAAGTTCCACAAATGGGGGGGCCGTGCCCCACGACCCCTCACGCAAGCGAGGACCCATGACAAATTTTTGTCGTAGGAACTCGACTCGCTCCATTAGTGGGACGAAAGGAATTAAGGCCTTCGTAATCCGATCCTCAAAATAGTCTCGAATATACTGAGCCACATCGGACCTGACATCATCCCCCACTAGTGAATAAACACTAGGCGTCGTGATGCCAAGCCAGGCGTCCCAATGCTTACGTCCCAATACGCAAGTTGGGTGAAGCAGAGTCACTATGTACCTTCGGAGACGTCTACCTCTCAACTTCATTACATCCTTAGATAGTAATGCCGTTGACCGGAAGCCGAACCCAAAAGCTCGAAGAACACTAGCCAAGCGAAGTTCCGCCCCAGCCGAGCAGTGATTGACCATCTCGATCGCGATACTCAAACTTCTGTTTGAGACCGCGAACTCCTTAAAGGAGAGAGGTGACCAATCCTCCCCTGTTCGGGCGAACTTCTTCGCGAATTCAAACACACCCTTTGCTTGAACCAACGACTTAGTTGGTGATATTGCTACCCCCAACCGCTTAACTAGTCTCCGATACTCGTAGGCGACGGCCTGGTTAAAAATAACCACGTCGTCTCCTAAAAGTACGTACTCC